ATTGAAAGCTACTGTTGCTGCTGGTTACTATGCTGGTAACGGATCTGTAATCGTTTCTCCTAACGGCGGTATCACAATCTGGGGTGTTCCAGTTGTATCTGCTTCTTGGGTAACTGATGACAAAGTGTTAATCTTTGACGCATCTTACTTAGAGCGTGTTGAAGTTGAAGGATTAGCTATCGAGTTCTCTTATGAGAATGGCGAAAACTTCCAAAAGAACTTAGTAACTGCTCGTATCGAGTGTTACGAAGACATCAACTTAATGTTGACTACTTCAGCTATCTACGCTGATATGGGTAACGTTGGATAATAACTAACCTATATAAAATAAGAACCCCACTTTTATCGGTGGGGTTTTTTATTATAATTAATGTAAATTTGTAAAAAGATATTATGGCATACTCAAATTATATTAACGACTTTACAGCGACCCCAAACGCTCCTATAACAGAGCCAGTAACAGTTGCAGAGGCTAAAGCCTATTGTAGAGTTAGCACTTCAACAGAAGATACTTTATTCTCAACGCTTATTACACAAGCAAGAGAAGCAATTGAGATGGCAACTGGTTTAAACTTAGTGCCTAAAGCAATGGTCATATTTTTCAATAACATTGGAGGTAATTTTGAGATGCCATTCGGTCCAGTAACGGCTTCATTTAAGTTATACGATATGGAGCAAGAAGGAATAGAGGTAACTGGCACTAACTATCAATTAATAGGCGATAAGTTTCCTAAATTAGTATATCCTAAGTACGCAAACCTAAAGGCAACTTACACAAGCGGTTATACAACAATACCAACGGATTTAAAGGTAGCTATCTTAGACCAAGTAAGTTATGACTACGAGAATAGAGGCTTAGATTCTGATACTGGAATTTGTAATAAATCATGGAAGGCTTGTCAAAGATGGACAAGAGTTTCCCCAATATTATAGTATGAAATTAGGTAAAGCTAAATCGATTTATATAGACGCTAATACAATGACAAGAGAAGTCTTGTTATATGCACCAACTCGCACAAGCGATGGTCAAGGTGGATATACTACGACTTTTGCCCTACAAGGCACAGTTTGGGGCGATTTAAGACCAGATGACAAGGTTAGAAGTGTTGGAGAGTCGGAATTGCAATTTGACCAAAGAATGAGGCTTTATATTCGTTTTGGGGTTACTATTACGGATGTTTACGAGGTTGAGGTGGAAGGATCAAGATACACGATTCACTCTATCAAGGATGTAGAGAACCAACATAGATTCTATGAAATTATAATTTATAGATAATGGGATTCGGAATAGACTTATCTGGAATACCAAGACTTGAAAAAAAGTTAAAGGATATAGAGAAAAATGTTAGCACAGAATTAGCTAAAGAGATTTCTGCTTCCGCTTTAAATATTGAGAAAGCTGCCAAAAGACTTGCTCCAGTAAATTTAGGCACATTAAGACAAAGTATTCACGCTACATCAAAAGATAAATTAACTCACTATGTAGAAGTTGGGGCTTCTTATGGAGCATATGTAGAATTTGGTACTGGTGGTAAAGTTTCAATACCAACTGGCTACGAACAATATGCAGCTACATTTAAAGGAAGCGGAAGTGGTAGTTTAGATGATATGATTAAGGCTTTAACTTTGTGGGTAAAAAGGAAAGGATTAGCTGGAACTTATAGTGTTAAAACTGGTAGAAGATTAGGAGGGAAAGCAACAAAGGCGGAACAAGATGAAAAATTAGCAAGGTTTTTAGCTATAAAAATATTAAGAAATGGCATAAGACCTCAACCATATTTAATACCAGCTTTTGAACAAGAGAAGCCTAAATTAATACAAAGACTTAAAAAAATATTAAATGCTTAACCCTAATATAGAAATAAAGAAATGGTTTTATACCAACTTAACAAGTGCTACAAGTTTAGTAGTTTATGATGGTATTGCACCAGACGGAGCAGGTAATGAATATATTGTAATGAATGGCAGAACATCAAGTCAAGAACAAGGCAAAAGCGGTTATACAAATGGAATTACAATTGATGTGGACATTGTTACAAAAAATGCTAACTTTGGCTATAAACGTGCTGAAGAAATTAGCAATTTGGTTCTTACGGCTATTAACTCGGATACGAATATAACTTTAGCAAATGGCTTTTATAGTTCAACTTTAGTTGTAGCAAGTATTAGAAATTTAGACGGAATAAACCCAATTGACAACGTATTTAGAACGATTATATCATATAACATAATAATAACTCAAAATTAAATAAAATGGCAGAAACTAAAGTAAGCGGTAGAGATTATATCCTACTTGCAGACATAAACAACGATGGTACATTTAAACCAGTTGCTTGTCTTACAACTAACTCTTTAACATCAACTAACGACACTATTGATTCAACTTCAAAGTGCGGTAACTCTTACACTCCAAGTCCAGTATTTTCTCAATCATTTGATTGTGAAGGTTTTGCAATTGACGAAACTGGTACTCCAAGTAAAGATTCTTACCAACAATTATATACTGCACACGCAGCTAAAACTTTGTTCGCAATTAAGATGGGTAAAGCTACTCCAACAAGCGGAGATATTACTTATGGTGGAGCAGGTTCTTTAGTATTTATTAGCGATTTCGGTGTAACTGCTGATGATGCTGATGATGTTAAATTTACTGCAACATTTGTAGTTAGTGTACCGCCTATTGCACAAACAGAAACAGTATAATAAAAAACAACAACAAGAACTATGTACGAATTAAAACTTAAAGAAACAACAATACCTTTGAGGTGGGGAACTTGGGCGATGAAGCGATTTTGTGAGTTAGAGAATAAAACTCTAATGGAATTAATAAACGTTTTGTCTTCTGGGGTGTACAACTTGGACACAATAGTTCATATTGTACAATCAGCAGCCGAGAGTGGATATAAAAGCCTAAAAAAACCAGTTGATTTTGAGGAATTTGATGTCTGCAATTGGATTGATGAAGTTGGTGGATTAACTGCTAAGGATGGGCAACTTGTAGAGTTTATGAAATATATGCAAAACTCTATGGTACCAGACTTAAAAGATAATAAGCCAACAGACGAAAAAAAAAATTAGGTTTTTATAGTTGGGATTCAATAATCATTCTCGCTATTGAAGTTGGCTTAACGATTAATGAGTTTTGGCAACTTACTTGGCGAGAATTTTTATTATATAAGTACGCTTATGATAATAAACAAGTGAAGGAATGGGAAAGGACAAGAACAATAGCTTATTTGATCTATAAGTCAAATACTACTGATAAAAGTCCTAAAAGTTTAAAAGCATTTTTCCCCCTTCCAAGTGATTATGAAGATGTAGAAGAAACTCCTAAGCTAACGCAAGACCAATTGATGAGAACATTAAAAATGTATGGAGTTAAATAAATAAGATGGCACAAGAAACATTAAAACTCGTAATAACTGCCGATACCCAAGAGGCATTAAATAACTTGCAAAACTTTATTAAGACTTCACAAGGTCTTAAAGGAGAAATGCAAAATTTTGGTAAAGTTGGGAACCAAGCGACAACTGCTTTAACTAACTTATCAAGAGTTGCACAAGACGCTCCTTATGGTTTTATAGGTATTGCCAATAACTTAAACCCATTATTAGAGTCATTTCAAAGATTACAATCGGAAGCAGGTGGAACTGGTGCTGCTTTAAAATCAATGGCACAAGGTTTAATGGGTCCAGCTGGTATTGGTTTAGCATTGGGAGCGGTTTCTTCTTTATTAGTAGCATTTGGTCCACAAATAGCAAATTTTATTAAAGGTGTTGATGCAGCTAAACAAGCGGAAGACAAGTTTGCTCAAAGTTTAGATAAAGCTAAAGCAAGTGCAAGTGAAAGTGGAATTAAATTACAAGCATATATAGGGATTGCTGAAGACGCTACAATAGCAGAAGATAAAAGGGCAAATGCTTTAAAATTTGTAATAGCAGAGTTAGCAAAGGTAAATAGTGCATATGCTTCTACAATTAAAACAACGGAACAAGCAAGAGCAGCAGTTGATTTATATACTCAATCATTGATTTCACAAGCAGTTACTTCAAGATATGTAGATGAAATTGCTGACAAGACTATTAAATTAGCAGATGCAAATAAAAGAGCATTATTAGCAGCAGAAGAATATAATAAAACTATTGAAAGGTCTAAAACGCTTACAAATGGTTATGCTGACGCTTCAATTGTACAAGCAGGTACAATAGATAAGGCAAAACAGAATTATAAAGAAGCTGCACAAGAAGCGGTAAGTTTAAATGGATCAATAATATCATTAAATAAGTCTTTAACTGATACGATTAGAACTGGCGCAAATAATCCTTTTAATGCAGTTACTAATGGTATTACAAAATTAAAAACTGAAACAAGTACGACTTCTGATGATTTAAAGAAATATATTCAACAATTTTCTTCATTACCAAATCATAGAAGAAGACAATTAGTTATTGAAAGACCATCTTTAACGTTGGCACAGGAAAAGTCTGTTTTAGAAAAAAAGGCAACTGCACAAGGAGATGACTGGGCGCAACAACAAATGTATGATTTGACAAAGTTGCAAAATAAAGAGCAAGAGCAGTTTAATAATAACTTAAATTTAACAAGAGATATAGTTGGTAATTTAGCACCAGCGTTTGAAACAGTATTTAGTGCAATGATAATGGGTGATGATGTTGGTAAAGCATTAGAAGCTACATTTAAACAAATATTAGTTCAATTGATTTCTATGGTTACACAAGCATTATTATTTAAAACAATATTAGGTGCTTTAACTGGTGGAACAAGTGCTTTTGGTGAAGCAGCAGCAGGGGCAGTAGGATTTGGCGGAGGTTTGGGAGGATTTTTTGGTGAGTTCCTATTAAGGGGTTCGGATTTAGTATTGGCAACACAAAGAGCAAACAATAACTTAAGTTTTAGAAGATAATGGCATATCAAAATAAATATAAAATTACATACGCAACAAAGACTACTAAAACAGCATATTTATATATCTTAGAAGATAACTATGTTGGTAGTTTAATTGAATACGATGGAATAAATATTGATCTACAATATTTGCCAAAATCAGATGAAATTTATGAAGCACTTTATTCAAGTCAATTAAATGTTACAATTGATGTAACTAACGACTTAGCTAATATTCCAAACTTGGTTACTTTAAATGATAGAAAGTATTTAGCTAAATTATATTTAGGGGCTAATTTAGAATGGATTGGGTGGGTATTATCAGATAACGTACAAATCACTTATTCAACTGGTAGAAAGCAATTATTCTTTAACTGCGTTGATGGATTAGGGATGCTTAAAAACATTCCTTTAGAAATAAATAGCGTTGGCAATAGAACTAATACTTTACAAACAGTATTAAGCTATATTTTAACTTGTTTAAACGCATTAGACTTTCCAACAAATCCAAACTTGGTAACAGTTTGCTCTTATTTTGCAACTGGTATGAATGATAGAGAAGATGGCACTCAATACGAGCCATTTAGTCAAACTTACTTACCTATAAGAACGTTTAAAAATGACGATTATACCTACGAGAATAGTTACGATGTATTAGACAAAATTGTAAAGTCTTTTGGTTGTAGATTGTTCCAAGCTGGTGGGAAATGGTGGATTGTAGCTATTAACGAGTTTGCCAATACTAATAACTACTTTACGGAGTACGATTATTTAGGAGCAGTTGTAACAAGTGGAAGTAACTTAAACACTCTAAGCACAATACAAGGATATACTGGAAACACGAGTGGTTTATATTATGTAAATAACGAGCAGTTTAAATTGATCCTTAAAGGATTTAATAGAGTTGAGTTTACTAAGGAAATAGATTACGAGAAGAACTTAGTAGATAATGGAAACTTAAAGATTTACCCTAATCTTACATCTGCTCCTCAATCTTGGACAGTAACCAACGTTGGGGTTGGTTCTTCATTTTCAATTGTAGATAACGCAAATGAGTCTTTTGCTCAAATTACATTACTAAGAGCAGGTGGCGGAGGTTATACAAGAATGATTAACAACTTTATGCCTAAGATTAGTGCATCAGCAGTTTTAAGGTATTCAATGTTATTTTTAAACGGAGGTGCTGGTACACGAGGTTATGTTTCAATGACTGTATTTGATGGCACTACAACTTATTATCTAAACAATGATAAGGATTGGCAGAGTACAGCAAGTTCTGGCTATATAATACCAGAAGGCGATGATGTGGTGTTTTCGTTCTCTACTTTACCTTGCCCAATTAGTGGTCAATTGACAATAGAGTTCAATAATCAAGTTGGTAATAGTTGCACAGTTAGTCAGTTTGTTTTAACGGCTGAATACGAGTTTAACAAGATTGATTACTTTGCTTATATCAACAATAATAAGGAATACAAGAAAGAAATAGAGATACCTTTTGGATTTAGGGCTTTATATGGCTTTCCTACATCGGTAGGGGTGTTTTTAAAGTCGGATGCCACTTCATACACAAACTGGTACAGATACGGAATGGTAGGTGCTTATGGTAGTTTAACGGAGTTATTGATGCAACAATACATTAACTCTTATGGTAAGAATATCATAAACATAGATTGCTCTTTAAGTAGCTTTGAAACAACAAACGCAACTTATCCTATTTTAAATGCATCTAAGATGCTAAAATCTACCGATACAGACCCAGCACAAATAAACGTGGCAGATAGTTCATATATGTTAGGTAACTCAACTATAAACTACGCAACGGATATTACAAGTGGAACTTTGCTTGAAATAAGCAATACTGACATAGAGGCAACAATAGGCTTTATAGAATATTTTAGATAATATAATTTAACTTTGGACAATGGCAGATAAAGTAATAGGTAAAAATATAATGCTCTACAAGTATGATGCAGAAACGGAAACGGATATACCTTTTGCGTGTTCTACCAATTGTACTTTCAACGTTAATGTAGATCAAAAAGAAGTAACTTCTCAAAGTTCTGCTTGGTATCGTGAATTTAAGAACGATGTAGCCAGTTGGACAATCACTTGCGATGGCTTAATAACATTAGACAACTATGGTTATTTGTTTTTATTAGAGCAGCAAAAAGATAGAGAAACTATATTAGTAAAATTCGTAATAGATAACGGAGTTGATGGCTTAGTTATAATTAGCGGAAATTGTAATTTAACAAGTTTAAGTATCAATGCTCCTTATGATAATATAGCTACTTATTCGGTTAGTTTACAAGGTTCTGGTGCTTATGGTACAAGTGGAACATCAATTAGCCCAAGCGGTGTAGTTATCATAGGTGGTTCAGTATTTACTAAAGGATACACAGCGGCAGGTGGAGAAACAACTATTACTTATACTGATTTAATAGGCAAAACTTGTCTTTATGTTTCAAGAGGCGGTATTGATGTTCAAACAATTTTAACAAGTGGCACTCCAATAGATGAAGAAGTTAAATGGAATACTTTAACTGGGGTTTTAACTTTTAGCCGTGCTTTAGGTAGTGGGGAGTATGTTAGATCATTATTTCAATAGATAAATTTAGATAAATGAGTAATCAAATAGTAATAAGTTCTGGTGCAAAGGTTAGAAGTTTAGAAGGTGTATTGACTGGAACGGCAGGTATTGTAAATTCAGTTCCTTTAGGCGGTGCAAATGGTGTGGCTACTTTGGATGCTTTAGGTAAAGTTCCTTTAAGTCAGTTACCAGCTTCGGTAGTTACTTATTTGGGAACTTGGAACGCATCAACAAACACTCCAACTTTAACAAACGGAGTCGGAGATACTGGTGATTTATATATTTGTAATGTAGCAGGAACAGTAAACTTTGGTGCTGGTCCTATAACTTTTGCGGTGGGTGATTGGGTTATTTATAGTGGAACACAATGGCAAAAATCAGCAGGATCAAGTGGAACAGTAACAAGCGTTGGTTTAACAACAACTGCCCCTGCATTAACAATTACAAATAGTCCAATAACAACAAGTGGAAATATTGGTATAAACTTTAGTGGAAATAGTGGTCAATATGTTAGTGGAGATGGAAACTTAGTTAATTTCCCAACTGTTGTTACACAAGCACAAAACTTAGTAACAGAAGTTTACAATAATAGCGGTGCGACAATCACAAAAGGGACTGTGGTTTATATCAATGGTGGTCAAGGTAACTTACCTACTATTACTAAGGCACAAGCTAACACAGAGGTAGCATCAAATCAGACAATTGGTTTGGTAAGAGCAGACATAACTAATAACAATAATGGATTTGTAACTGTTGCTGGTACTTTAAATGATTTAAGCACAAATGGATTTACAGTTGGTGCAACACTTTATTTAAGTCCAAGCGTGGCTGGTGCTTATACATCAACTAAGCCAACAAGCCCAGATCATATAGTTTATATTGGTATTGTAGTTAGAGCGCATCCAACGCAAGGGGTAATTGAAGTAAATATTCAAAATACACAAGAGTTAAGCGAAAGTAGTGATGTATTAATAACAAGCCCTGCAAATAATGAAGGCTTATTTTACGATGGTACAACTTCTTTATGGAAGAATAAGACTATTGCAAACGTATTAGGTTATACCCCAGCAAACGATGCTTTGGTAGTACACTTAGCAGGAACTGAAACAATAACTGGTGCAAAAACATTTAGTTCAGTTATAACTGGAGATGCAGGAATTAGTTTAAAAGAAGGGGTTGTTCCAAGTGGTGTTGGATATACTGGATTAGCAGGTGATGCTGATGGATTAGTAATAACTAAAAGAGTAGGTGCGACTGCTTATACAAATTTATTATCTTTTACTACATCTACTTCTAATACTTATTCGTTCCCTAACGCAAGTGGAACTATTGCCCTTATATCTAACTTATCAAGTTATGTACCTTATACTGGAGCAACTGGTAATGTAAACTTAGGTACTTATTCTTTAACGGCTGCTGGAGTAGAAGCAAATAGTTTTAACGCTGTAGGTTCAGGCTCACAAGGCGGATATATATATTTAAAACAAGGTTCTACTCCATATGCTGCTTTAGGAGGTTCTAACGGCATTTCGGCAATTGGCACTAAATATCTTTTCATTGCAGATGCAGGTTCTGGTAATAGTAAAATTGGTTTATTCGAGTTAGGCTCTTTAACAAATAATACTGCAAGAACATTTACATTCCCAGATGCAAGTGGTACAATAGCTTTAACAAGTAATATTACAGTTACATCTATAACTGGTAACTCGCCTATTTCAGTAGCAGCGGTTGGAACGGCTTATGCTATTTCAATTCAACAAGCATCTTCTGGACAAAATGGATTTTTAAGTTCTTCCGATTGGACAACATTTAATAATAAACAAGGAGCAATTACTTTAACTACAACTGGATCAAGTGGAGCAGCTACGTTTATTGGGAATACTTTAAATATTCCTAACTATGGTTCTGCATTAAGCGGATATCTTCCTTTAACTGGTGGAACTTTAACTGGTGGTTTATATATAAACCCAACAAATACTGGAGTAATTGGATTAGATGTTGCAAGTAATAATACAATTTTTAGAAGTGATAATTTAGAAGGATTTAAAAGAAAATTGCAAATAACAATGGGTAGTGGAACTTTGGTTTCTCTTACTGCAAATGGTTATGAAGCAAATAGAATTACTGATTTAGCATTTTATACTTCAACATCTGGAGGAGTAAATAGTAGTCCTGCAATTTATATTACCGCAGGGAATAGGGTTGGAATTCTAACTGGAAGTCCAAGTTATGATTTAGATGTTAATGGAACATTTAGATCAGTTGGTAATGCTATAATTAGTGGTACTACAACGTTTGGTAGTGATATTTTTACTTATGTAAATGGTGGTTTATTCTTTAATGGTAGCGGTTCTTATACAACTGGGATATTCCAAAATTCAAATGGTTTAAATTTACAAACTGGAAGCACTCCAAGAATATTAATATACAATAATGGGAATGTTACAATTAATGCTCCATCTGCATCTACAAGAGCATTAGACTTAAATGGTGCCGCAGGTGATTGGACTTCTGTTATTTCTGGAAATACTACTTCTGGTTCAAGTTATGGTTTAAAAATAAAAGGCGGCACAACTGCTGGTGATAGAGCAATAGATATAAAAAATGCTGCTGATACAAGTTATTTATTTAGTGTATCTGGACTTGGTAATATTGGCATTAATTCACAACCAAGTTCAAGTGCAAGACTTTTAATAGTAGGTGCTTCAACTTCAAGTAGTAATCAATCACTTGTTGTTCAAAATAGTGCATTTACAAATATGTTTGTTATTCGTGATGATGGTAATATTGGAATTGGCACAAGTAATCCAAGTAGAAAATTAAACATTTCTGCTGCTGTTAATGGTGTTTTTGAAGGTATACTTGTTGAAAATACAACATCAAATTGGTTTGCACTTTATCAATGCAGAACTGGTAGTAGTGGTTTATGGCAATGGGGAGTTTGGACAGATAATAGTTACAGATTAGGAATTTCTGGCGTGGCAGATTTCCTAACAGTTACAACTGGGGGTAATGTATTAATTTCTACTTCAACTAATACTTCAGCTTCTATTTCAGCTACTGGTTCCTTACAAGTTAATAGAGAGATAATGTCTGTTGGTTCTTTAGCTGGATTATTTTGGGAAAATAGAAGTGGTGGTGTAACAAGTAGTTCAAATTGGTATGGATGGTATACAACTGGTGGTGTTATATATTTATATAATGGATCAAGTAATATAGCTTCAATTAATACATCAAGCGGATCTTATACTGCTTTATCTGATATAAATAAAAAGAAAGACTTTGAAGATTCTACAATAGGGTTGGATGCAATTTTAGGATTAAAACCAACTTTATATAGAATGCAAGATGAAGATGAATTTGTTGAAAAACAACTTGGATTTATAGCACAAGAAGTTAAAGATTATATTCCACAAGCATATGTAGAATCTGGAGAAGGAGATGATAAATTTATAGGTTTATCAGATAGACCAATAATTGCAGCTTTAGTAAAAGCAGTACAAGAACTTTCTGCTAAAGTATCAGCATTAGAGAATAAATCCTAAATTTGTAAAAAAACATATATGAACGAAGTAAAAATCACAAAAGAACAATTAGAAGAGTTAGTGAAATTCATTAACACTATTCCAACGGCTTACGGATTACCATTGATCCAATTCTTTGGTCAATTACAAGCAGAGCAAACACAAGAAGTAAAAGAAGACTAAAATGCACCATCACGATAGTAACCAACCGATTCTAAGTATATTTTTAAGCATCTCTGGTGCGTTAATTAGCTTTGGCAACTTTGTTCCAGTCGTTCAGTTTACGGCAGCATTGGTTGGTACTATCTCTGGATGTATCGCAATTTACAAGCAGACTAAAAAGAAAAAGTAGTGAAGTCAGTTGTTATTACATTGCTAATAGCAATACTGATATTCTTCATCTTTGATAAGTCAAAGTACATAGGCGACAAGCCAATTATAGTTACGCAAATAGATACTATTTATTCTACCGATACAATAGTAAAATACAAGAAGGGCAAAGACATACCTTTTGAGATTTACAGAGTTTTAGAAGATTCTATCTATATACACGATACGATACAAGTATTAAGCGATTACTACGCTACAAGGGTTTATAAGGATACAATTACCCAAGATTCAAGCAAATTTTACATACAAGATTCTATTTCCCAAAACAAGATACAATCAAGGCTATTTAAGGCTGAAATTGCCTATAAAACGATTTACAATACTACAACTATAACCAAAAAGGATAAGAGTGCCATTTATTTGGGCTTTTTAACCGATTTAAGGGCATTTGACAATAAAATAGGCTTAGGTCTTGGCTTGGGATATTATACCCCAAAAAAAGGCTTATTTTTGTTAAACGCTACAACAAACAATTATAGTTTAGGTTATTATAAAAAGTTTTAATATGCTACCAATAAAATTTAAGGAGTTTGCAAAGAACCCAGTTGTGGGAACTTTATTTATCGTAATGGGTGCCATTGGTGCTTTGTATGTAGATATTCGTTCTACGTTTCAAGATCAAGCAAAAAGCCAAGATGTACGCATAGAAAAGTTAGAGCATAGAGTTGATGTGGTTAGTGATGCTTTAAGAAAGTCAGATAGTTTATCAGCGGTTTCTACTACAAAACTTTCTACATTGGCTGAATTAGGAGCAATTAAAGGTTTAAAATAATGAGATGGCTTTTATTAGTCTTTTTGGCTGGGTGTGGGGTTACGGCTCAAAGCCCAAGCGAAACAATAAAAGAAGACATTGAGTTAGAGAAACTTTTAGGCAAGATTAACCAGAACATTGAACTAACTATAAAGGTTCAAGACAAAGCAGACAAAAAACAAAAACAAATAGTAACCGAAGCCGTAACGACAATAAAAGAACTAAAGGAGGAACTAAATGAAACAAAAGCAAAGCTGGATAGTGTTAGTACTGATTCTATTGTGCCATTTAAGTTACTCCCAATACCCTATTAAAAGATTTTATAAGGGTGATTCAGTTATTATAATGTCAGTTGAGCAAGGCGAAGAAATAAACAAATTGTATAGTAAATACAACGATACAATAAGTTTACTAAAAGAAAACTTAAAGATTAAAAACATTAAATATGACTCTATATTCAATACAATATCTGCTCAAAAAGATAGCTTCTATAATTGGAAGTATAAATACTCACTTAACAAGTCTTTATATCAAGACTGGGAAGAAAACCAAAAAAAAATAGATAAGTTACACGCTTGGAGTAAGATTCTATTAATTTTCATAATAGTTTTTCAATTCAATCAATTACAATAAGATGAAACAATTTTTTACAGAAGACAACGGAAGATATAGCATGAAAAGACTTTGTGGGTTATTATGTACTATTGCTTTATGTGCTACAATGTATCACAACCAATTTAGCGAGGAGCATACGGCACCAAGTGCTATTTTAGTAGAGGCGGTTGCTATGTTAGCGTTTGGAACATTAGGTTTAACATCAGTTGAGAAAATATTTAAAAAGAAAGAAGATGCCGAATAACGAGAAAAGAGCATTTGCCATTGGCATTGTTGTTTGGATTGTTTGTATTTGTATCTTTGCTAAACATTTGTTATGATAAGTAAGAAAGCTATTGATTTAATTATCCAACATGAGGTTGGTGGTAGAGAAGTTTATACTCGTAAATATCAAAAGCCAATTTGGGCTGGAGGTGAGTCTGGACTTACTATTGGGCTGGGCTATGATGTGGGCTACGCAAAAGAAGCGGACTTGTTTTCTGATTGGTCAGCATTAAACTTAAACTTCTTAAACGCAATGAAAAGATTTTGTGGAGTTAAAGGTGAAGTGGTTAAGTCAATGATGAAAGGCGAAGTGTTAAATGTTATCATTCCGTACAATATTGCTTATGATGTTTTCGTTAAGAAGTCAATTCCTAAGTATTACGCAATGACTAAAAGAATATACCCTCAATTAGATACTTTAAATGAAGATACCAGAGGTGCTTTGGTTTCTATGGTATATAACAGAGGTTCAAAGATAGAGGGTGATTCTCGTAAAGAAATGAAGGCTATTGTTGAGTTGGTGGCAAAGCAAGATTATGAAGGAATAGCAGAGCAAATTGAAAAGAGCAAAAGATTATGGGAGGGTAAAGGATTAGATGGCTTGGTGATTAGACGAGAAAGCGAGGCGGACTTGATAAGGTCAAGCATGGCATAAAAACAAAAACCTACATAATGGCTGGAAAAAAAACGACAATGACTGGTCAAATTATACTTGACTATCTGGAGAAGTATCCTCAATGGATGCCATCCCATACTTTAGCATCTTTGATCTTAAAAGAAAACAAAAACCATTTTGATAATACAGAGGCAATTCGTTCTCTTATTAGATATTATAGAGGCAAGATGGGTAACACTCTTAGAGATTCACTTGCAGTTACAACATACAAAGAAGATTTTACAAGACACTCTGCAAACTTTGTGCAACCTCCTACATGGGTAGAAGAAAAGGTAGTATTTTCACTACCAGTTGGCATTAAGAAGATGGGATTTATAAGTGATTTACAAGTACCATTCCACGATCCAAAAGCAATAGATATAACTTTTGATTACTTAACTAAATACGGCATTGATACATTGTTTATTAATGGCGACTTAGTGGACTTTTACCAAATAAGCGACTTTCAAAAAGACCCAAGAGTAAGAAAGTTTGACGAAGAACACGAAGCAATTATTGAAATGTTAGCTTACATAAGAAAGTCTTTCCCATCTATAACTATTTACTATAACTTAGATGCGAACCATGAGTTTCGTTATGAAAGATATATGAGAACAAAAGCACCAGAATTATTAGGGTTGCAATTGTTTGAGATAGAGGATTTATTACAACTAAATGTATTTGACATTAAGCCGTTAAAGAATATAGATCATGTAAAATTTGGGCATTTACCTATTATACACGGAGATACTACTTTTAGACGTGGAAGCGGAGTTAGTCCAGCTAAAACTTTATATGATAGAGTAAAGCAATCGGCTATTGCATCGCACGTTCATAGAACAAGCGAATACACTACAAAAAACCAATTTGATGGCGAAATATTTACTTGTTGGACTACTGGACACTTGATGCATCCTAACGTTGACTATTGTAAACATATTGACCAATATAATCAAGGCTTTGCAGTATTAGAGAAAGAGAAGTCTGGCGATTATAGAGTAAACAATAAAAGAATAATAAAAAACAAAGTCTATTAATGAGCCAAGTAACCGAACAAGTAATAAACGACATTAAAGCCAGAGAAGTAAAAGGCTTGGAAACATATGGAGTAACAATGGATCGTACTGATCTAACACAAGATCAATGGTTACAACACGCTTACGAAGAAAGCCTTGATTTCTGCATTTATTTAAAAAAACTATTAATCATTAGAAATGGCAACATATAAATTACCTAAAGGATTTTCAAAAATGACATTAGAAGAACAAGAAAGTGCATTAGTTAATGAATTGACTAAAGTGCATCAAATCGAGGCAGAGATTACAAAAGCGTTAGCAAAAGTTAGAGGTGGACACAAGTACACTCCTAAGGAAATAGACCGCCCAGATTTGGCGATGCTTAAAGATGAACATTAGTGCCTAAGATTAGAATTATATATAAGAAGCTGGGCAAAGAAAAGGCTCATGGCATTGCTTGTAGCGATGGGGAGATTCTTATTGATTCAAGGCTACGTGGAAAGAAGGCTTTAGAAATTTTAATACATGAAGTCCTACATATATTAAATGCAGAGGATAGCGAGGATGAGATAGTGCGTAAAAGTGTTGCCCTAACCAAAATACTATGGAAAGAGGGATACAGAAGGGTAGATAACCACGACAAAGACCTGCTCCAAGACGGCTCAAAATAGAGTCGTATCTTTGTAGTGTTGTTTTTTCATAGTTCTTAGGTTTCTCCCAGTGTAAAAAGCTGGGAGTTTTTTATTACATTTGTACTAATTCATATTGCATAGTAAATTAAGGTTTATGCGAGGGGTGTTTCTACATCCCTTTTTTTGTTATATAATTATATATCATTTGCTAAAATCTTTAGTAAAGTGTTAAAATTATCCTAAAGCCTAAAAATAAATGTAAATAAGTTTGGTGGATAACTTATGTGTATATATCTTTACTTCATAAACAAAAACCTTATTTATGAATTGGCAAACAACCATCTATTATGCCCAAGACGGCATCGACTATCAACAAGTATTTAATGCTCCACATTTACCAAGAGTAGGGGATAGCATTATTACAAACTTTGGCAAAGAAGTAAAACGCATTATGTTTACAGTAGAAAGCATTACTTTCTCAAACATGAGTTATTCAATTATTATCACTTTAAAACCTTAAACCATGAACCAGTACGAAAAAGACTCAATCAAGCCTATGTACGTTTTTATTATCGTATTAATAGGATTTATCTTAACCGCATTAGTAGAAAACCTTTAAACCTACAACTATGGAAAAAACGCAATTAAAACAATTAATATGTTTTTTAGAAGACATGGCATCTGAAGAAAATGATATGAAAAGTCTATTAGCAATTAAGACTATTACATTACAAGTTTATTCAATGCTTTTAGATGAAAGAAAGCAAATTGAGGCTGCTTATAACAATGGCAAATTAAACTCAACTGGAGACGGCAATATGTATTATTTTATGAATTATATTTCTAACGATTAAACCTAAAACTATGGAACTAATTTATCAAGGAAAACAACTCGTACTACACAAAAGAGCAGCTTGTCTATTAGAACTATTAAAGTCAGCACAAGCAAGACAAACTCTATTTGAGAAAGACTTAGCTAAATGGAGAAAAGGCACTTATGACGAGCCAATACGCTTAATGCAAAAGGAGGAGGATATTTTAATTAAGATAGCCAGAATGAATGAAGTGCAAAAACGTATTTTAAAATCATATCATTTTTTAATCTTGGATTTGTACGAAATCACCGAAGATTTTATGCTGCCAGTAAACCTATTACACTTTTAATATGAGTTACATAGACAATAAAAGCTATTATATCAAGATGAACCAGATTCTCGAGTTAGAGAATGAGATGTTAAGAAAACAAATTAAAGAACTAAAACAAAAACTAAATGAACTACTGGACCCAACCTATAATGAAGGAAAAATCGGGGCTAAAAAGCCAAATCAAAATGGCGGATAGCGTAATTGAGAAAGTGGCTGCCTTCTATGGTATGTCTAACTCGGATATCAGAGGCAAATGCCGTAAGCGTGAACTGGTAAAAGCCAGATGGATAGCTATGTACTATATAAGGGAGAAAACAGACTTTACCCTAAATACCATTGGCGATATGTTTGGGCGAGACCATACTACTGTTATTCATGCCTTAGAAACCATCAAGGATATTATGTCTTTAAAGTACGAAACTGATTTAAAAGAGGATTTGATAAATATTAAAAGATTTATTTGATTTATTCACAAATTAGTTATACTTTTAATTATTAAATAACAAAAAACCTATACTATGCAAGAACTACAACAGATTAGACCGACCTACGAACTTATCAACAAAGATAGTCTTTTGAGCCTATCAAATGAGTTGGCAAGTCTTATCAAAGAGAAAAAACTAAGCACAAACATTCAAGGCAAACAATTTGTAAACGTTGAGGGCTGGGGTTACGCTGGAGCAGCAATTGGATTGATTCCAATTATTACCGAAGTAAAAGACCTAAGCAAAGAAAATGAAGTTAAATACTGGGCTACTTGCGAGGTGCGAAACATTACTACTAATCAAGTAGTTTCAATCGGACACGCTATCTGCTCTAACAAAGAACGCACTAAAAGAACCTTTGATGAGTACGCTATTTGTTCAATGGCTCAAACAAGAGCAGAGGGTAAGGCTTATAGACTTTTATTAGGTTGGTTAATGAAAGCAGCAGGATTTGAAGCAACTCCAGCTGAAGAAATGGATTTCTCTAAGGAACAAGCACCTTACATTAAGAAGCACGAAACCCAAGACAATTTAGTAGTAGCCATTGATTTTTGTGAAAGTTTGACAGAATTAAAGCAACTTTACGAACTAAATATCACAATGATCCAAGAGAACCAGTTAAACGAATTATTTACTAACGCTAAAAAGAACCTATAATGAACAAAGAAGTACAACTTGAAAACTTACGAGATAATGTAAGATATTGGGAATACAGATTTAATAATTGTAGCCCACATCAAGCACGAAGTATGCAACAAATGGTAATTAAAGCTAAAGAGCAACTAAAAGAATACAAGAGAAAGTATTTTCCAGCTTTATTAGTACCACCAACTTACTTTAAGTCCGAACCTTATGTAAGGATGTCGGATTGGGCTGAAAACTTTGAAGAATTTTCTAACTATTAAAAATAAAATTATGGCATTATCAACTTGCTGCGGAGGAGAAACCACAATGACAGAAATTGGCTTATGTCCAATATGCTTAGAACATTGTGATTGGGAAGAAATAGATGAAGAAGAACTTTTAGAAGACCAAAAGACGGAAGACCAAATAAACGAATTACAAATCAATAAAAACAATTAAAATGAAAGTATTAAACATTTGTCAAGAAGATATTAAATGGAAGCCAGTACAAACAAAGTCTGGAGTTAAACACTATGCCAATATAGCGGTTGATTACCTAAGAGAACCAGACGATAAAGGGAATGTTTTAACAGTATGGAACAATCAAACGCAAGAACAAAGAGCAGAGAAAGCTAAAAAAGAGTATTGCGGTCGTGGGAAAGAGTACAAGTTTGACGCTAAAAAAGAGTATGCAAACTCTAACAAACAAGAGCAAGAAGATCAAGATAACCTACCTTTCTAAATTATAACAAAAATTTAACAACTATGAAAACCCAAAAAGAACAAATCAAAAAGTATCTATTAAGCAGAAAAACAATTACTCCTATTCAAGCCTTAAATAAATTTGGCTGCTTTAGATTAGCAGCGGTTATTTATAAACTAAAAAATGATGGCTTAAAAATTGTTACTGAAATGGAATACAGTAAGAATAAACAATACGCAAAGTACAGATTATGTTAGTACACGCATCCCTTTTTAGCGGTATAGGTGGATTTGACCTTGCCGCTGAATGGATGGGTTGGGATAACCTTTTCCATTGCGAATGGAATCCTTTTGGACAAAGGGTTTTAAAACATCATTTTCCTAATTCAATTTCTTACAATGACATTACTAAAACAGACTTCTCTATTCACAACGGATCAGTTGACATCCTTACAGGAGGTTTCCCTTGCCAACCATACTCAACAGCAGGAAAACGACTTGGGAAAGCCGATGAAAGACATCTCTTTCCACATATGCTTAGATGCATTAAAGAGGTCAAACCCAGATGGATTATTGGCGAGAATGTTCGTGGACTTGTTAATTGGAATGGAGGGTTGGTATTCAACGAGGTGTACAATGACTTGGAAAGGGAAGGATATGAAGTACAATCGTTTCTTATTCCAGCTGCAGGTGTCAACGCACCGCACCAACGATACCGAATCTGGTTTATTGCTTACTCCAACGACAAGAGAAGAAGTTCAAGATTTGGACAAGTTCAAAGCGAGAATGGAGAAATATACCAACGGAACGACAATGCCGAATTTAGCAACACAAGTAATAAATATGCTTCCAACTCCGATAGCAGGGGATTGGAAAGGACAAAAGAGAAAGGATGGAACGGCGAGTATGTTAAGTGGGAAAGCGAGTTTGGGATTATTGCCAACTCCAACACTTCAAGAATATACAAACAGTACAATTCCGCCGAGTCAAATAAATCGGAAGAATTTAGCAGGTCATCTTTTGAGAGAAGGGATTTCAGCAGGTTCCCAACTAAATCCCCAATTTGTGGAGGAGATGATGGGATTCCCAGAGAATTGGACTCTATTACCTTTTCTAAATGGCGAAATGAATCAATCAAAGCATACGGAAACGCAATAGTTCCACAAGTTGCACATCAAATTTTTAAAGCGATAGAAGAATTTGAATTAATGGTTAATAAGTAGTATTTTTGTAACGGATGTAGGATATCCATTATTAAACTTATTGGTCCAACGCTGAACCCTCAATCCTACTGGGGGGAACGCTGCGGACCTTTTTTATTTTATGAGTAAAGACCCAGCCGTGCTATTTTACACATCCGACTTTTTAAGTGGAACTTTTACTATGACCAATGAACAAGTTGGGATGTATATCCGTTTACTTTGTTTGCAACATCAAAAAGGCAAATTAACTGAAAAGGATATGCTAAGCATATGCAGAGCATATGATATTGACATTTGGAGCAAATTTAAAAATGAAGATGGTGCATTTTATAACGAAAGAATGTATAATGAAACAGTTAGAAGGCAAAAATTTAGTGAATCAAGAAGAAATAACGCTAAATCACCTAAAAATGAAAGCACTAGCAAAGCATATGCTAAGCATATGGAAACTGAAACTGAAAATGAAACTATAACTATAAATAGAACTAAAGCTAAAATTGAAATACTTGATTCAAAATTTGAAGAATGGTGGATTTGGTACGATTACAAGGTATCTAAGGATAAAGCAAAAAAGTCTTGGAATAAACTAAATGAGCAAGAAAAAGATTTAGCTTTACAATCCGTTCAAGCCTATGTAAGATCAACTCCAGATAAAAGTTTTAGAAAGCATCCAACTACTTACTTAAACCAAAAATCTTTTAACGATGAAATTATCACAAGAAATACAAAAAGTCAATCAAGGGTTAGTCCAAAAGTTACCGCATGGGAGTCTCTCCAAGCAGTTGCTAAACAAAGTAGCGAAAGGCAGTAAAGGAGAAGTTTTTAACGAAATGTGTCGATATATTCAAAAAGGCGAACCAAATCATTTAGCAGTAATTGAGAATGTACCAGTAAACGAAAGATTACCAGCATTAGCAAAAATGTACGGAAATGATAAAATAGCTGGAGTTTTAAGTATTGCTATAACAAATGCATTAAATAATTTCAATTTAAGGGTTGGTATGAACCCAGAGCAAATAGCAAATTTATCATTTGAGTTAATAAACGAAGCAGAGCAAGATCAATTAGCTTTACAAGACATTATGCTATTCTTAGATGGTTTGCCTAAGTTTAAATACGGAAAAGTATATGATAGAATGGATATGCCTACCTTTTTTGAGATGTTAGAAGTATATCGTGAACAAAGGCACCAAGCGTATGTTAATGCTAAAGAGGAGGCACACGCACAATTTAAGTCTATGGGCGATACTAACCGAATGTCAAATGATACCGACAAAGAGGCTAACCGAAACGCAATGAATCACTATTTAAAAAACTTATCTAAATAATTGCCCAGCTAAAATTTATTAATTAACAAATGGGTGTTGGTTATGTAAACGGCTGGGCATTAAACTTTAAACTATGAAATGGATTAAATTTTTCTTTATTAGTGTTCCTTTAGCACTACTTTTAATAACAACTGCAAACCTTTATTTTGAATTTAAACGATGGAGAAAATGATAGCAAGTGGAACTGAAAATGCGAGACCAATAAAAATGATTGACATAGAAACAAAAGATGTAACCATATTTAAAAGCATAGCTTATGCAGTTAGAACAACTAAAGTAAATGAGTATGCTTTAAGGCAAGGATTAAGTCCATTAAAAAAGAAGCGATTTGAGGTTAATGGTCGAACTGTTGTTTTTAGGATACATAACCCCTAACTTTGCCATATGGCATTAACTCCATTACCCAAGCTATTAGAAAAAACACAAAAGGTGATTAACGCATACGTTCGCAAAAGAGACGAAGGATTGCCTTGTATTTCTTGCGGAAGTCAAAACGCAAATCAAGCTGGGCATTATTTTCCAGTTAAAGGATATTCTGCTTTAAGGTTTAATGAATGGAATATAAACCTACAATGTGCTGGGTGCAATATGTATAAACATGGGAACCAAGCTATGTATAGAATAGGCTTAGTAAACAAGTTAGGTGAACCTGCGGTTAAAGGATTAGAAACAATAGCAACAAGAGTTAAGGTTTACAAATGGTCAAGAACTGAATTAAACGAATTAATAGAAAAATATGGCGAAGGCAAATAACTCAAACAAAGTCAGCTTTGGGAAACGCAAATGCGGAAAATACAAAAAAACATCTGGTCCAAAAGACAAACCAGTAAAACCATATAATAGACAAGGGCGATGAAAAATACTTGTGCAAAAAGAAAATACAAATGTAAATGCGGCACTATCAATGAGTGCTATGTTTGGCAAAGCGATTTACAAAAGCATTACTTAAAATGTAATAAATGTAGTGAGTTAATAGGTTATGACAATATACTTAAAGAAGTTAAACCACAATTACATTCTATTAGAACTGATACAAAAAACCGATAATGGACATAAATCAAATTAGACCTAATCCAAATAATCCAAGAACAATTGGCAAGAATGAGTTTGCTAAATTGGTAAAATCTATTCAAGATGATCTAAAGCTATTAGAAGCCAAACCTTTAATACTTGATGAAAACAATATAATCTTAGGAGGCAATCAAAGGTATCGTGCTTGTTTAGAATTAGGTATTCAAGATGTGCCAGTTATTGTTATGCCAAATCTTACCCCAAGAGAAAAACAAAAATTACTCGTAATAGATAATACCCATTATGGAGATTGGGATATGGAAATGTTAGCTAACGAAGATTGGCAATTGGAAGATTTAAACGATTGGGGAGTAGATGTTGACTTTCTTGTACCTACAATTGACGAACCTAAAAAGATTGATAATACTAAAAGTGGAACTATTTGCCCAAATTGTGGTGTATCTTTGTAATTGATTAGAAATTGATTAGAAAAAATGGCAAACGAACAAAATTTAATACCAGCTAAGAAAGGCGAAGTAAGAAACCCAAACGGAAAGCCTAAAGGAGTACTTAACTCAAAGACAAGATTACTTAGATTACTTGAATTAGTAACTAAGGTTAGAAACCCAGTAACTGGAGAAGAAGAAGAATTTAGCATAGCAGAACAATTAGATATGCAGATTATAGCTAAGGCAAGAAAGGGCGACCTTAAAGCCTATGAGATTATCTTAGACCGATTAGAGGGTAAGCCTAAGCAATCAACAGAGGTAGAAGTAAGCGGTGGCATGAACATAACTTGGGAGGAGAAAAAAACTTACGTAGGAAATACTGGTAGCCTATAATGGAATTATCGATAAAACAAACCATAGCCTTAGATTTACTTGAAGATAAAACCACAAATGAGATTTTATTTGGTGGTGGGGCTGGTGGTGGCAAAACTGCATTAGGTTGTTACTGGCAGTTAAAACAAAGACTAAAATATCCAAACACAAGAGGCTTAATAGGTCGTGCCGTGCTTAAAACACTTAAGGAAACTACATTAGTATCGTTCTTTCAAGTAGCAAAGATGCAAGGCTTAGAAGCTGGTAAGCATTACAAGTACAATGGTCAAATGAGCCAAATAGAATTATTTAATGGCTCAATTATTCTACTTAAAGACCTTTACGCTTACCCTTCCGATCCAAACTTTGACGAGTTGGGTTCGTTAGAGATAACCGATGCTTTTATAGACGAAGCTAACCAGATAGAAGATAAGGCACGAAACATCATAAAGTCAAGGATAAGATATCAGCTTGATGAAAACGATTTAATCCCTAAAGTACTTTACACTTGCAACCCAGCTAAAAACTGGACCTACTCGGAGTTTTACAAGCCACAAGTAGACGGCACAATAGCAAATAATAAACAATTCATTCCATCGTTAATTGACGATAACCCATTTATATCAAAGCACTATAAACAAAACCTTTTAACCTTAGACACAGTTTCAAAGGAACGTTTGCTATTTGGAAACTGGGAATATTCAAATGATCCATCAACTTTAATAGACTATGACAAAATTCTTGATGCTTTCAATAGCGGCTATTTACCTAATGGCTCACGTTACATTAGTTGTGATGTTGCACGTTTCGGCAGCGATTCTACTGTTATTGGTATATGGGATGGTTTTAGGGTTAAACTTCATCAGTATCAAGGCAAGTCAGTTGTGGAAGTGGCTAACATCATAAAGCAATTTCAAGCCGAGTTTCAAATACCCAATTCACAAGTGGTGGTGGACTCCGATGGAGTAGGCGGTGGAGTTGCTGATATGATACAAGGTTGCAAGAACTTTGTCAATAATAGTTCTCCATTAGAAAACCCAGTAACAAGACAAAAAGAAAACTTTGATAACCTAAAGTCGCAATGCTATTACAAGTTAGCAGAGTACATAAACGACAACAAAATCTTCATTAACGCATCTGGCACAATCAAAGAAAAGATTATCCAAGAGTTAGAGCAAGTCAAACAAAAGTCAGTAGATAACGATGGCAAAAAAGGAATAATACCTAAAGACAAAGTAAAAGCGTTGATAGGTCGTTCGCCAGACTTTAGCGATTGTCTTGCAATGAGAATGGTTTTTGAATACAAGCCAAGATTTGAAGTGAGCGTATTCTAATATAAAATCTTTAACTTTGACTAAAATATACACAAATGGGATTATTTGACTTCTTGAAGAAAAAACAGAAGCTAAACACTATTTTGCCAAACATACCTTTCAACGGACAAGTAGCAATACAACAAGGCATCGTAACTTGGCAAGGTGGCGACAATATTAGTTTCGTAAACGAAGGCTATCAAGCAAACGATATAGTTTATTCAATTGTTAAGCTAATTACTGATAAAACAAAGATTGCCCCTTGGCATGTTTACAAAGTAGTTGATGAAGTTTCAGCAAAGAAATATAAGGCTTTAATCAGCCAACCAGATAAGATTGAAAACTGGAAAGAAGTAAATAATTTACACAAGAAAGCATTTGAATTATATACTGGCGATGCAAGACTTAACGAGTTACTAAAATATCCTAACGAAGAAGATACTTGGGGTGATTTGGTTGAGGCTTGGGCAGGTTTCAAGTTAATTACTGGTAACTCTTTCGTATATGCTAAAATGATTGAAGGTGGGAACAATAACGGCAAACCTTACGAGTTGTTTGTGCTTCCATCTCAATATATGTACATCTTAGCAAACACATTAGAGTTCCCTCCAACAATTGCAGGTTATCAGTTGAATTACGGACCATTATGGAACTTTACGAAACAAGAAATATTACAAGACAAATACTTTAACCCACAATGGAATACTACTGGCAATCAATTATATGGACAATCTCCTTTGATGGCTGCTGCGAGAAACTTGACTCGTTCGAACGAAGCCAAGACTGCTGCGGTTGCATCTTTCCAGAATGGCGGTCCAGCTGGAGTTCTTTTTATGAACGATGAACGCTTTGATCCAATTAGTGGAAGCCAACAAGCACAAGCACTTAAAAGAGCGGTTAGTGAGAAAGGCGGAGCGGCTAACTTTAATTCAATTGCGGTTAGTGGTTATAAAGTAGATTGGAAACAAATAGGATTAAGTCCGGTAGAACTTGACATTATTGAAAGTGAGAAGTGGGATATGAAAGCACTTTGCAATATTTACGGAGTACCGGCACAATTATTAAACGATAGCGAAAATAAGACTTACAATAATCAAAGAGAAGGCGAAAAGGCTTTGACTTTACGTTGTGCTTTGCCTTTACTTATTGGAATGCGTGATAACATCAATAGAAAGTTGCATAGCGATTGGGGTTACAGAGGTTCCAATATTTATGTTGATTTTGACGCATCTGTTTACGGAGAATTAGAAGCTAACAAGAGCGAACAAGTAGAATGGTTAGACAAGGCTTGGTGGATTGCTCCTAAGCAAAAGATGGATATCATGGGATTAGAAATTCCAGACTATATTCCAGAAGAAGAAATGGAGAAACTTTACATCCCAAGTTCTTTGCAACCAGTTGACGACTTCCAACCATTAAACTTACCAAATGAATAGTCAAGAGTTAATTGATATTTTATTTGATCTAAAGGTTGAGTTAAAAGCCGACCTAAGCGAGATAATAGACGAAGTTTATACAAAGTATCACGACATAGTAAATATGTCTTATTCGGAGTTAAAGGCTTGGAGCGAAACAGATTGCTCTAAGTTAGCTTCATTAGATAGAAGCCCAATAACAAGAAACTTAAACCTACTTAGCAAGAAGAAAAGCGAGTGGGGTGCAAACGAGGTTAAGTCAGCTAATAGAACGATTAGTTTTGTTAGCCGTATGAAGAACATGGAACAAGGGGAACCAGTATCAAAAACTTGCCCATCTAAAAGGGATATATCTCTTAAGAACTGGGCTTACAATCCAAATAAATAAAATGAATAACTACGCAGAAAAATTTATTAAATTATCTAAATATTTAATAGAGGAAATCAAAAAGACAACTGGCATCAACAAAGCAGGAAACACTTTTGCGAATGCTAAGGTAGATGCTGGTAAGGTTAAAAGACCACAATCTTGGACTCCGCCAACAATGGATCAAGAGAATAAGTTTATAGAGGAGAACGGATGGGCGGCTTATGGCAAATGGCACTTAGGTATTGATGCAATCGCAGACCCAGAAACTAAAGCACATTGGCACTACATTTATACAAGTGATTTTGAGAATGTAGATAGAGCAGGTTTAATCGCTATTAGACAAAGAGCAGGTCAGCAAAAACAAGTTGATGTATTTGAAGCAGCAGGTAAGTTATTAGAGAAAATTGATGCCTAATGATTTGGCAAGATTATAGGAAGCTATATTTAAACGCACTAAAGACCTATTCGCCTAAGTTCAAAAAAGAACTACAAAAGCAAGTAGATACCTTTTGTCGTACCCAAGATTATGCTGCAATATCATCTAAGGGTATTTCTAAGACAATTAAGCAGCTTCACGTTGCTTTAGGTACAAAGATGGCTACTGCAACAAATAAGTCCGTTAAAAAGGCTACAAAAGGCTTTTACGAGCCATTTGAAATAAAAATGAGCCAAACGGATATTTATTCCTATGTTATTCTTCAGTTCTTAGAAAGACAAGGGGTAAGCCAGATAGCAGACGAAATCACAAACACAACTATCAATCAAATTGCTGCATACCTACAAAAAGGCTTTGAGCAAAACCTATCTATTCAAGAGTTAATCCCAATGCTTAGACAAGCTGGGATAACTGACTTTAGAGCGGAACTTATAGCAAGAACGGAAACTGGAAGGGCTGCTAACTTAGGTGCAATGGTTGGAGCGACTGCAACTGGCTTAGTAACTGTTAAGGAATGGATTTCAGCAAGAGATGCAAGAACAAGAAGAATGCCTCCAAGTTATGCTGACCATCTTGTTATGGATGGAGTTAAGGCAAATTTTGACGAACCTTTTAAAGTTCCTACAAGTCCAAAGGCAAAAGGTGGAACTCATATCGGAAATGTAGAATTAATGATGCATCCGTGCGATAGCGGAGCAAGTGCTGCTAATACTTGTAATTGTAGATGTACAGTTGCTTTTGAGGCTCAAAGAGATGCAAACGGAAAACTAAAAACATTTGACACAAACCCTCCAAAAGGAGATATGGGTTTCATTTGGGCAACGCTTGGAAATATAGCAGGAATACAAATTGGTAATTTAATAGCAGAAGCATTACAATAATAAAAAAATTAATAACTTTGTTTTATGAGTAAAATTGAACAAAAGGGATATGATGAAATGATTTTAGACATAACCCCAGAAACAAGAACAGTTAAAGCGTGTTGGTCAAGAATTGGTAATGTGGATTTAGACGGCGATATTATTGTTGCTGATGCGTTCACAAAGACAATTAAAGAAAGAGGACCAGCAGGGAAAAATATGATTTGGTCTTTAGTAGATCATAAAGCTGATATGGCACATACTTTAGGTAAGCCTAAAGAATTATACATTGAAGGCGATATGCTTGTTGCGGTTACTGACTTGATAGAAACAGAGTGCGGCGAAGATGCAATTAAATTGTACGAAGCTGGTTTAATCAACCAACACTCAATCGGTTTTACTACATTAAAAAGCACAGTTGACCAAAAGACTGGAGTAAGAACAATTACAGAGTTAAAACTTTATGAAGGTTCAGCGGTACTTTGGGCGGCTAATCCAGAAACTCCAACATTGGGTTTCAAAAATGAATTTAAACAAAACAAGGAAGTATTATCTTTGCGTTTAGAAAACTTGATTAAGGCATTTAGAGGTGGAACCTTTACGGATGACACTTTTGCTTTAATGGAGATTCAAATAAAACAAATACAAGCTGCATTATTAGAACTTGAAGTTGTTGAAACTATCACTCAACCCGCTTTAGCAGTTGAGCCGACCCCAGCACCAGAGGAGAAAAGTAATGAAGAAGTATTGAAAGCAATCAAACATTTTAACAATCTATTTAAAAAGTAAAAATGGAAAATTTAATTAACGAAATGGCTGAAAACCTTAAAGGTTTCCAAGCTAATGCAGAAGCTCAAATTAAAGAAGTAGCTGCACAAGTAACTGTTGTAAAAGACGAGTTACAAAAACAAATCGATTCTCAATTAGCTGCACAAAAGAAAGCTGCTAAGAAAGAAGTAAAGCACATTGACGAAGTTATCATGGAGAAATTAGATGGCAACTTTGATGCAATGGAAAAGTCTTTAAAGTCTAATGGTAAGTATCGTTTAGATTTATCTGACGTTAAAACTATGACTTTATCTGGTAACTTAACTGGTGATGCACAAGCATCTTACGCTCCAAACCCAGCTATCCAACCAGCACAAAGCATTAACTTTAGAGATTTGATCCCAACTGTAAGAAGTGAAAGTGGATTGTATGTTTACTATCGTGAGAACGCTGGTTTAACTAACAACATCGCTAACCAAACAGAAGGTAACGATAAAGGTGAGAACAATTACTCTTTAACAGAAGTTAAAGTTGTAAACGACTACTTAGCTGGTTTCTCTACTTTCTCTAAGCAAATGTTGAAGTCTTTACCTTTCATGACTCAAACATTACCAAGAATGTTACAAAGAGATTTCTTTAAGGCTGAGAACGCTGCATTCTTCACAAGTGTATCTGGTGCTGCAACTGGTTCTACTACAACTGCGGAAACTAACGACTTGTTACAATTGATTGATTACATCGGTAACCAAAAGACTGCAAACTTCGTTCCTTCTTATGCTTTAGTTAGCCAAACACAAATGGGTCGCTTATTGAAAGCTACTGTTGCTGCTGGTTACTATGCTGGTAACGGATCTGTAATCGTTTCTCCTAACGGCGGTATCACAATCTGGGGTGTTCCAGTTGTATCTGCTTCTTGGGTAACTGATGACAAAGTATTAATCTTTGACGCATCTTACTTAGAGCGTGTTGAAGTTGAAGGATTAG